CTGTGTTGTCTTGTTCCTCGCCATCGTTGGGCGTTTCGGCGTCGTCTGAGCCGTCCGCATTACCGAGCGGGGCACCCGCTGGCACAATACCACCCAAAGTTTGAGCCGTGCCCGTGGCGGTTCCCGGCGCTTCACAGTCAAGGCGCGTGCGTAAGCCCGTGCTGCGGCTGAGATTGAATTCAACCTTTTTGACAATCCATTGCCCGTTGACTTCCGGGCGGAAGCCGGATGCCTGAACGGACTGTTGACACGTCGCTTGCCAGATCCCCGGCAAATCCAACGCGAGCCCGTGAGAGCCTTTCTTGAACCCTTTCAAGCGAGACTTTGCACGGTGCTTTGCCGTTGCTTCGTCCGGCTGCATGGCCGCGTCTCGATAGACTTTTGCCGATTGTGATTCAATGCCGCTCTGAACGGCCTTGGTTTCTCCCGTGTTCAAATCGTGGTATTCAGTTTTGACGCAAGCGAAGTCGGTTGACTGAACGAATTTGCATTTGAACCGCATCCCTGCGCCGCGAACAATAGCCAAAGCGGGCATGGCCGAGCCGCTGATTGCCCCGCCGTTCGTTGTGGCAAATACGAGACGCCCGGACGCGGGTTTGAAAACTGCGTCATAAGTCCGGGCCAGCCGCGCAAGCAAATTGATATTACTCTCCGAGGTTTGATCTATGTGAGAAACCGTCACGTTTTGAAGTTCGGATGCAACCGCCGGTGTGAGCCCGTGCTCTGCCGCGATTCCAGCAACCAATTGCCCGAGCGTGATATTGTCCCACGAACGCGAGCGGCGCGTTTGCATGGCCGCCCATCCGGCGGCATCGTCGAACGGACAAGCCTTCCCCACGATCTCAATTTTATCGGGCGGCCCTTCGATCCCTATTTCGTCGATAACGTAGATGCCAATCCAGAGAAGATTCCCGTCCTCCCCGAGGGCAACCTTCACCTTGTCGCCCTTGCTAGGAACGGAGAGCGTCCCCGCCGTGTCGGAGAGCAAGACCCGTAGAATGTCCGCCTTTCCGTCTGATTGGTTTGAAACGCTCAAATCCTCCAAGATGCTAGACCAATCATCGGCGTAGTTCTGTCCATTCCCAAGACTAACAATCTTAAATGCAGGTGTCATTGGTCTCCAAAAATCTGAATCATTTGCTGAGGTTCAACCGAGATTACGGGCAGCGTTATCTTTACACCGGCTGGGAGAATCGGGCCGTAATCAGCCAAGCCGGGATTCGCCGCAAAGACGGCTTCCACGCGCCCGCCATTCGTTGCGCCGTAGTATTTCGCGCAAACATAGTCCACAGTGTCACCGGCTTTTGTCGTAAAGGTTGTCATAATCCAAAAGTCCCCAAAGACATGTTCGCGGGATTGAGCGAGGAAGGATCAGAGACGCCTATTGCGCTCAATGGGTTTGCGCGAAGGGCCGCGATTGCCTTTGCCATGTTGCCAAACTTTTTGAGCGTGATTGAAAACTCGATTTTCTGAGGCTGCCCGTATTCCGTGAACGTGAATTTGTTTTCTTCCACGGCTTCAATCACCCAAAAGCCCATTACCAAGCCAAGGCCAGAAACCAAGAGCAACGGCACGCCGCGCCCGGCCAAAAGAGAAAGCCCGGACATTTGAAGCGCGCCGCCCTTGAAGGCCGGGAACATCGTGCCCTTGAGTTGAATCACTTCCGGGCGCGCGCCGGTGAATTGCAAATCTGGCGCTTGCTCGATAACCTCATTTTCAACCCACTGCCAAGAGCGGCAATGCACAATCTCTTGATAGGCCGCAGTATCAATCGAGAAAAAGTAACCGCCTAAAACCATCATTATCATAAGGCTCAGTCTCCTAGTAAACCCTCGGCGAGCGCGGGATGCTCTTTTTGCATCGTCGTTTTCCAATCGTCCCAAACTTTTTGAGGCGTATCGCCCGGAGCCGGGGTAATGTTGAAAGTGAAATTGTTGTGATTCGTGGTCTGAACGGGAGTGCGCTGCAACGGCGAGTTTGGAACCATAGACGGAGAGGATTCGCTCCCGGCTGGCGCGTCGTAATTCTTCACCCACGGGGGCGTTTTGTATTGCGGATTGTCGATCAGATTAGACGCGGGCATGATTCCATGCTTGCCCCACCAATTTTTTGGAAGCCGCCTCGGATTCCCCTCAATGTCTGTATTTTCCCCGCGATAATCCGGGTCAATAGAATCTTGGTATGCCTTCCATCTTTTTTCGCGTTTTGTCCGGGCCGCTTCGATTTCCGCCGGGTTCCCCGTCTTCATGGCCGCGCGCACGGCTTCGTTTGCTTCATTGACCGCGCGAATGCGATAGCTTTGCTCTGTATCATTGCGCGTGTCTTCTTCCTTCCATTTCTTATCAAGGAAATTACCGAGGGCGTCCCCTGCCTTTGTTGCGGCAATCATCGCCACTCCAAGCGCCGCGATTGACATCCCAAGCGGATTCATTACGCCCAAAAGCCCGGCGGCCCCTAGCGCAATGCCGAGGCTTTTTACGGTCTTTTCGGTATCACTAAACGGGTCTGACAATCCCTTGACAAACCCTATAAAGTCTTTGATTGCGCCGCCAATTGTTTCCAGTGTTGCTTTTGCTTTGCCGGAGTGAATCCACTCTTTCAACGCCTGCGTGATGCCTTCCGCCCATTTCCGAATCTCCGGGGCGTTCTCTTCAATCGTCCCCGTCATTTCGTTAAACGCTTCGGTGAACGGTTCCAGGGTGACAGAGCCGATAATGTTCCGAAGCCCTTTCAGCGCGCCGCCAAACTTCATTGTCGCAAGCTCGAATTCATCGGCTTCCTTGAGCTTGTCCTCTGACAGAAATTTGCCGCTTTTAAGCGCATGTTCGATCATTTCGCGGAGTCCATCCGCTCCCAACTTGACGTTTGCGAACTTCGCAGACCCCTTTCCGCCAAGGCCGGTCAGAATCTCGCCAAGGTCCGCCCCTTTGTAATTCTTGATTGCGTCAAGAATCATATCCCACGCCTTTTTCATGCCAACGCCCCGGAGCGTTGCCGGGTCAAGACCAAGGCGCTTCACGTAGCCGAGAGCGTTCCCCTTGCCTTTCCGTAAGGCATCGTCAATGTTCTTCGTGGTCCGGGTCACAATGGCGTCTGTGCGCTCGAACGTAAGCCCGGCTTCAAGTCCGGCCTGCCGCAACCCCTGAACGTAATCGGTTGAAAGCCCTTCCGCGCCAGCAGCATTTTTGATGCTCTTGGCGTCCTCGCCCATGCTCTTATCAAGATGGAACATCCCGGCTACACCGGCCACGCCCACACCCACGGCAGCCGCACCCCATGCCCCCACTCGCATGAGCCCTTGCCCGATTTTATGGCGGCGCTCTGCCGCGCGCATCTTGCGGTCGGCCTTGTCGATTGCGGAGCCGAGTTTTTCTTGTTCTTGCGTCAGCTTGTGGGAATCAACGCCCACGCGCTTCAATTCCCGGTCAAGCTGTTCTAAGGCGGCCCGCTCTTTGCCGGAAGCAACCTTTGCGCGGTCAATCTCCTTTGCGAGCCAGTCAACGTCCTTTTGTGCCTTTTTGTTCGACGCGCCGCCGTAATTCTTATCGAGCAGCGCCTGCGCCTTTTTTTGCTGCGCCAAGAGCCTTTCAATCCGCGCCTCTGATTTTTTGAGCGCGCCCTCGGCCATCGACGCCTCTCTTACTTTTTTCTCTTTGGCGTAAAGCAAGGTCATTGCCCTGCCGAGTTTATCGACTTCCTTTTTTCCCTCGCCAAAAACGGATTTTACCGAGCCGCCCATTTCGGCAGCAAGGCTGATAACCGCTGAGAATTTCTCTTGCTTGCTCACTTTGGAAGGTCGCTTATGAAGTCTGAGAAATAGTCAAAATCCATTTCGTCAATTTCTGAAAGTTGCCACCCCGTATGATTGGCGAGCGCCAAAATTGCGCGCCGCAAACCGCGCGGGGTGATTATGTCAAAAAATCGCCGTAAATGGTCTTGAGCTTCCGGTAATCCGCCCAATCGAGATTTTTGATGTCCGCCGCCGTCACGCCAGCGAGCAACGCGAAAAGCTCGCATTCCTGCGTTGCGTCTGAACCTTCCACTTTGCGCGCGCCCTGGATGTCTTTGACCTTTGGCCGCCTGAGCGTCAAGGAAGGCATTGATGCGCCGCCGATAACGACAGGACAGGCGAGAGGGATAGCAGAGCCGGGGGTGTAATTTTCCACCGGGTCAAAATCGGCCATTTCCGCGAATGCTTCGTTTGCCTGCTGAAAATCCGCCGCGTCAAGTTCCCCGAAAAGCTCGGGTGATACCATGCAAAGATTGGCGAGCAGGTTGATTGTTTGGTCCGTATCGTTGGTTGTCGCTTCGTGAGACGCCAGCACGTCAAGGGCTTTGGGGCGGCGCATTTCGAGCGAGGTTACGTTTTCACCGGCAACCAAGACCGGGAATTTAAGTTTGATGTGTGCTTTTGTTTTCATAGGGAAAGGGTTTCAGGAAAAAGGGCGCGGCCAATCACTTGACCGCGCCCCGGTTTGCTTGGAAGCGATACGGAGGGCGTTAGGCCAGCCCAATAGCCGCACGGATGTCGGCGAGAACATCAACGCCGTTGACAATCCGCTTCATGTTCGGAATATCAACTTCGGTAATAACTTGGCCGTCCTGCTCTTTTCGGTAGTAGGTGACATCAACCACGAATTTAAGGGTTGCTTTGCCCTGGGGAGTCCATTGGCCGGGGTCCATTTCGCGGACCTGACCACGGCAGTATTCAACGACCTTTTGAACCTTGCCGTCAAAGCTCTGGACAGCGCCGCGCGCTACAAAGGCCGAAGCGTTTCCCTCGGCGACACCCCACAAGGCCAAAACCTTGGCGTCAAATTTTGTGAGGGTAAAAGAGCACTCCATCGGCTCTTGCCCCATACGGATTTTCATTGCGGCATCAAGGCCGCCCGCCTTGAAGTCCTCGGTTAAGCTAGTCAATTTCGGAGGGGCAAAATCTTCGGTATTGCCCGCGAGTCCTCGCCCGTCCACAAACAAGGCGAAATTTTTTAGGATGTTATCAGCAGCGGCCATAATGTTTTTTGGTTAATTATTTCGAGAGGTCCGTGAGATAGGTTTGAACAATCGAGTTTTCGATTTCGATGTCTTCCGCCGGGTAGCTTCCGCTCCAGTCGTAATCGAAATAGACCTTCCCGAGAACGATGTTGCCCGCGCTGTTCAAAGTGGGGTCCGGGTAGCAAGTGCCGCCCGCAATGATTCCCTGATTTTGGAGAGTGGCGAGGTAGGCTTTAACCTCGTCGGCAAGGTCACTAAAGAACGTCTTGCTGATAGGACGATCAACCGCCCATGCGTTCACCGTCCGCTGAATCGAAAGCGCGATAATATCGTTGACGCGCGAAATGCAGAAAAACGCATAGCGAGGATCAGCAGAGAGCGTGCGATTACCCCACAGGCGGAAACCGTCCCGGCGGATAATCGTTGCGATGTTCTGCGAGTTGAGCACGTTCGCCCGGCAATCCGCGTCGGCTTCCGTGTAGTCAACGGGCCGCGTTGTTCCGGTAATCGCGAAAATCTCCTGATTTGACGGCGACCAATGCCAGCCTAGCGTTGCGTCAACGCGGGCAATCAACCCGGCGACCGTGGGAGAGTTCGGGCGAATCACTTCATTGCCGTTCGCGTCCAAATTTTTAACGCCGGGGTCAACGAGGAAAATTTGCCGCACGCCGAAATTCTGAGTGTAAGCGAACGCATCCGCGTCGGTTGTGTCCGGGCCTTCCGCGATAATGTGAGCGCGTAGGCGAATCGCAATCGGCACGAAGGAAGACAGAAAGGCGACTTGCGACGTGTAGCCGGGAGCAATCAGGATCAAGGGCCGCAGCCCGATAGTGCTTTCAGCGGACAGGAACGCATGCGCGCCGGTGTAAGCGCCGGTCACAGGGTCAACGCCGCCAATCATATTCGCCAGAGTTTCGGCGTCGGTAACGCCTTCCGCCACGCGAACAACAACAACAACGGCCCCGGCCTGTGCAAAAATATCGGCGATTGCCGCCGGGCCGGTTCCCTTCGTCCCCATGCGCGCCGCTTGGCGAGGGTCGCCAATGACCGCAACGGGGGTATTGAGCGGGAAGGCTTCATTTAGGCCGCCGGACAGATAGCGAATCGGCGAGGACGTGACAACGCCCGCGCCAGTGCTTGCTCCGGTTGCCGTGGGGATAACCAGGGCAGACGCGGGGGCGCTCGCAATCACGGCAGCCATTACTTGCGCGGCGGTCGACGTGATAGCCTTCACTTCATCGGTCGCGAGATTCACAATCACGGCCATGCCCGAAACCGTCACAGAAAGGACTTGCGAGGATGCCGCCGGATTGACAAGCGAAACCGAAATTTTGTTGCCGTTCACACCCGCGTTTTTTGCGGTGAACGTCAAGGCGTTGTTAGCCGCGACGCTCCCGATAGAAACGCTTGCGGTTGCAGCGCCCTCAGAATCGGGGGCCGTGCAAAGCAGACCAAAAACCGAGGCGTTGACGGTGGAAATTGACGGGTAGCCGTTCGGGTTGTCCGTTACGCGCGCGCCGTGGAAGAATTGATCTGACATAGTGATTGAATGTTGAATTTATTTTTAGGTGTGAACTACTGCGCCAGTTTCATCTTTTCAGCTTCCAACAACTTCCACGTTCTCAGGCGAGGCGGGAGAAGGTCCGCCCGTGGCGCTTACGGCGGGGACAGGGGCGGGAGCCGCCGCAGGTGCAGCGGGCAAAACGGGGATTGCGGGCGGAATGATTCCATGCGCGTTCAAATCTTGTGCGGCGGACGCTTCAACGGCGGTGATTGTCGCTTCCGCGATTCTCCCGAGGTTGGAGCCCAAATCCAAATGAAAGCGATTCCCAAGCGAGGCGATAAGGATCATTAAAGCGATGTCGCAACGATCCGCCAAAATAACGGGGTCGCCTACCAAGCTTGCAAGAGCGGGCGAGTAATGGCCTAGCACGCCCACGCAATGAACAAGGCCGGTGACAGCCGCGCCGGTAATGAGAACGGCAGCCTTGCCAGAAACTGCCCGAACGATGAAATCAGGAACGGAAATGGAGATTTGCATATCAAAAAGTAATGCCTTCAAATTTGACCCAAATAACCGCTTCCGGCTTCCCTTGCGTGTCCAAGTGCTCGGGGTTTTCCGAGACAGTTACGGAGCCGTGCAAGAGAAGCCAAAGAGCGATTTTGAGAGCCATGATTAGTTGCCGGTTGTGACCTTCACAGTTGCCGCAGCGGTATCGAGCCCTTGCGCGATGCCCTCCAAAGTGCCGGACGGGTCCGCGCCATTTTGCGTTGCCGTGGAAACGGATTTAACCACGGCGGAAGCAATCGCTTTCGCCTGCACCGGGTCTTGCACAACGGTCATTACGTTTTGAGTAATGGCCGCCGCGCTCTGTGCGTTCGGGGTCAATTCGAGTTGCCGGACGGCGGTTGCGCCAGCCGCCAAACCGGCCTGCGTCCAGTTCACTTTGCCGCCATTCAATTCCTGAGTGGCGACGTTCAGACCGAAGCTCAAAAGGGCTTGCTCGGTTGTGGCCGCTGCCTGAGCAATGGCAGCCTGGGTTGCGGGGTTTGCCCACCATGCGGCAATCTTAGCGTTTTCGGAGCTAACGAAGCTCTTGACGGTTTGGCAGCCGGTAAGGCCGGTAAGGGCGATAACGGAAGCGAGGGCGATAGCGAGGGTCTTTTTCATTGTTGGGTCTTGGTTGTGTTTTTCTTGATTGCATCGCGCGTTGCCCGGCTTGCCTGAATCGAGTAATACCCGGAGATAAGCCCGACAACGCAAAGGCCGAATTGCATCAAAGGAAGCGCGTGAATGATTAGGGTTCCAATCGCAGAGCCTGCCGTTGCCAGCCAGAGCCCAATTGATTTCAACAGTTCGGTAATCGCTTCGCGGTGCATCGAGTAGGAGATTGCGAACATTTTCAGTTTCTTTCTACTGCTCCGGTTTCATCTTCCTTTGATCGGTTGGAGTTGGGTGATTACTGAGGCCGCAGCAGCATCGAAACCGAAATTTTTCCGGCGTTGGTGCCTGTGATGATGAGCATCCCATACGGAGGGGTCACTGCGACCATGCTGCCGGAGAGCATGACTTTGCCGCCGTCCGACTTGATCTGCGCGATGGCTGCCACGGCGTCGGTGGCCGAGAGCACCAGCGGGGCGACGCGCACCGGCTGCGGCGGCACGGCGAGCGGCTGCACCACGACGGGATCAGCGTGGACGGCAACGGTGAGGGCGGCGACTGCCGCGAGAAGTGCGATGTGTTTTTTCATGCTATTTAGTGTTTGATGTTTGGGTTGACTGAAATTACGGGCCGGTGGAAACCTTAAGGGTGCCTGCGTTGTTCCAGCATTGCCCGGCTACATGCGGGTCGCTGGTGGGGACAGCGGAAAAGTCGAGCTTGCTGGCGTCTATGTGGCCGCTGCCATCCATCACGCGGTAAGCTG